TTCACGCCAGCGCAGAAACTGGACAATTCATTTCGTGTGATTGCCGTCGGTCCAGACTGCAAAGAGCTACAAGTTGGCGACGTTGGACTGGTGGAGAGCTTGAGTGGGACGATGGTCTCCATTTATGATGAAAACGACGAGCTTCACCGTTATTACCTGATTCGAGAAGCGAACGTCTTGGCCGTGTATAAGGAAGAACCAGCTATTGCTCTTGTAAAGGACTGAGCAATGCCAGCTCAAGACTATCCAGATCTCATCATTTCCGACGACAAGGAGAAGGAGATCCTTCGTTGGCTCTGCGAGAGCATTCGCCAGACGCAGATGGCTCGAGATACGCTGACGGAGGAATGGCTGGCCCTGGAAACGCTTTACGATCAGGTAAGCATCCCCGAGAAGGAGAACTTTCCCTTCGAAGGGGCTGCGTTCCTGATGATTCCACTGCTGCCGATCGTGATTGAAACAATCGTTGCAAAGACGAAGAACACGATCAAGGCACCTGAGGATCCATTCGCGGTCAAAATCGAGAATCCGACGCTTTCTGCTGCCGCGAAGCCACTCCGCAAGTTCCTAACCTGGGCCGTCGAGAACGAGCTCAACGTCTGGGAGATGCTGCCAGGCTTCCTTCAGCAGTCCATCAATCTGGGAACTGGGATCTCGAAGACCACGTATGTCAGGAAAACGGAAAAACGGTTCTCGTTCGACGGGGGCGAGAACCGTTGGGTTGAGCGCCTGGTTCGCACGATTGATAACCCAGTCGTAGACCACGTTCGCCTCAAGGACTTTTTCTTCCCGCTTGAGGCACGGGACGAGTCGGAGATGACGTTCAAAGCCGAGCGACTCCGGCCAACGTGGAATGAGCTGAAGCGCCGCGAGGCTGCTGGCATTTACAAGGACGTGGATCGGCTGAGGCCGTGGATCTTGCAGGGGCATAATGTTGAGACGTTGCGCGAGGCCGACCCGGATGTGACGGCTTCGATCCTGATCACCGAGCCAGTGGAAATCTACGAGGTTTGGTTCGAGTACGACATTGAGCCAGACGGTGTTGTGGAGAAGATGGTCTGGTGGATTCATCTTGATGCAGAGATCGCGCTGCGAAAGCAGTACAACTGGTATCCGGATCAGCTCGATCCATATGACGTGCTTGCCTGGGAGTCACGTCCAGGGAAGGTCTACGGATTCGGCTTCGGCAAGGCGGTCAAGCCGTTCCAGTTGGAGATTTCGACGATTCACAACCAACGCCTGGATAATGGCACGATCAAGAACATGCCAGTGTTCAAGCGGAAGTCGAATTCGTTGATTCCAGATAGGCTGCATTTGAAGCCTGGCGAGGCCATTACGGTCGATGCAATGGAAGACATCGAGCCGCTGTTCTTGGGGCAGCCATTCGACACAACAGCGGAAAATGAGCAGGGGATTCTGGCGCTTTTGTATCAGCGTGTTGGCATGCAAGACTACACTGGTCAAGAGGGCATTGCGAACGCGCAGAGCACAACGGCGTTGGCTATGCTCACTGAATCCGGTCGCCGCTTTGACTCGAACCTTGACAACGTGCGGATGTGGCTTGGTAAAGTGTTATATAAGGTCCTGCTGCTTTACCAGACTTATTGGCCTGAGGGTAAGGCGATCCGCTTGCAAGGCGACGAAGGTGCGGTCACGGAGATGATCTTCCACTTTCCAGAGGAAGACCTCGCACGTGGCATTAGCGTCACCGTCACCGCAACAACCTCCGCGACCAGTCGCGAGCTTGAGCGCATAAACAAAGTCAACCTCTATGGGATGCTCAGTCAATTCTATGGTCAAGCTACTCAGTACCTGGTTCAAGCCCTCAATCCACAGTTTCCGCAGCCTCTGCGCCTGGTTATGCTTCAAGTCGTCTCTGGGCTTTCTGTGGTTATTCGAGATGTTCTCGACGACTACAACCTTCAGTATGCGAATGAGCTCGTCAGCTCAATCGAGCAATTTGTCCAGCAGGCGGAAGCAATGGCGAGCATTGTTGGAGGACCTGAAGGAGCATCAGGGATGGCAGCTGGTCCAGTGGCAGCAGGAGGAGCTCCTGCAGGAGGCTCTGCGCCAACTCCAGCAGGAGGCGGATACTGAAAGAGAGGCATGGGAAGCGCTGATTCGTGTTCGAGCACTTGAAGATGTTCGTAGGTTGCCAGCGATGTTAGTCTCACACGCACCAACGGAGTGATCAGATGGGAACGTATACCGAAGAAGACTTCGAGGAGTTGCTGGGGACGGAGGGAGCAGGCAAGGAAAAGTCACTGGCAAAGCCGGAGGGCGGAGCTGATCCTGACAAGGGTGCTGCTGATGCTGGAGCAGAGGATAAGGACGTGCCGGAGGAGTTTCGTGGAATGTCGAAGGGGCAGCTTGCAGCGATGCTCAAGCAGCAGGGAGGGATGCTGAGCGAGCTGATCAATCGCACCGGGCAGCCCCCGGCGCGCGTTGAGGCGGAGCCCGAGCCCGACAAGCCAGCCTTCGAGGCAGACGATCTGGTCGATCCGAAGCGGTTGGAGGATAAGGTTCTTGCGTTGTTCATGCGCAAGGCCGCTCCACTTGTTGCGCAGCAGCAGACGAGTGCTGCCTTGACAGCGTACAACCACGCGAAGCAATCGCTCCCGCACTTCGATCGTTTTGAGAAGCAGATCATCGAAACACTTCGAACGCAGGGCGTTCACCCGTCCGCGCTTGGCAACCCTGTCACGTGGCAGATGGCGCACAGCATGGTCCTCGCGCAGAACATGGACATGCTCGTCGATGAGAAGGTGAAGGAGCGAGACAAGAAGCCAGTCCGCACGCCCGGGCACTCCGAGCGTCCTGCTGGGGACAACGCTGGCGTGGACCTGGCGCTTTCGGTCGAGGAAAAGAGCTACGCACGCAAACTCGGCGTCTCTGAGAAAGAGTACGCGCAGTACAAGAAACTCATGGGGTATTGATCAATGGACAAGACGTCGGGAATCAAGGGGAAGCTGGCAGACGTGACTGAGATCCCAGCCCCCAGCGCGCTGATGCCGTTCAACCGCAGAATCCGTGTTCCAGACCGGGTGAAGCGACCTGGCTTCCGTTATCGTCTCACGAGAAACACGCCTGAAGACATCGATTTCCGTGAGGCGCAAGGGTGGAGGGTCGTGGTGGAGAAGTCCTCCACTAGCAGCCAGCCTGATGCCAGGGTGATTGCAGCAGGGAAGTTCGTGGTGATGGAAATGACCGAGGCCCTGTTCCAAGCCTACCGGAAGAAGCACTTCGAGGACTCTGTGCGTGCGATGCGCGGGCCAGAGGAGGAGTTCAAAGGCAAGGCTGAGAAAGCCGGCTTCGAAACCGTCTCGAAGACACGCTTCCGTCGTGGGCCGATGAGCATGGTTCTTGGTGAGAAGACCGAGAAGGACGACTAGAACTTCAACGTAGAGAGGGACAGATGGCACGTCAACCAGGGTTCCCCGCGCGATTCCCATCGGGTTCGCGGGCACCAGTGAGACGCTATCTGCTGAAGTCTGCCGAAACGTTCAAGCGAGGAGCGTTTGTGCTCCTAGAGGACGTTGCCGGGACTGATAGGGTTGCAACGTGCGGAGCAGATCCCGCTGTGATCCTCGGCCTGGCCAGTGAGCCTGCTGCTGACGTAGTGGAAGCAGGCTACGCGTTGGTGTGGGTAGCGGATGAGAATACGGAGTTCATGATGCCAACGAGCTCCGCTCCGACTGCTGCAAACATCAACACGGCGTATGGCGTTGCGGTGGACGCGGATGGCATCTGGTACGTGGATTTCACGGACACGGTGAACACACGCGTTCTCGTGACAGACTTCGCAGATGACGACAGCAGAACAGCAGTGCTGTGCAAGGTCCTGAAGGCAAATCGGCAGCTCAACGCGTAAGAGGAAACGACAATGGCAAACCGTGGAGCATTCTCGCCACTCCTCGCGCCTGGGCTGGCCAGCATCTTCTTCAAGCAGCTCAAGGTTCGCAAGACCGAATATGCGGCCTGGTGCAACGTGAAGAAGAGCCAACGGGCGTACGAGGAGGAGTACAAGATCGCAGGACTCGGACAGTTGGTTGTAAAGGGCGAGGGTGAAGTGTATACCTTCGACGAGCCACTGTCCGGCGACACGATCCGTTACACGCACCAGACGTTCGGTCTGGGCTTCCGCGTGACGGAGGAGATGCTGGAAGACGATCTGTACGGTGTGATGAACAAGATGAGCGCGGAACTGGCGAAGGCGGCGATGTACAACAAGGACGTCCAGGCTGCGACCATCTTGAACTTCGCATCGGACAGCACGTTCTCTGGCTTGGATGGGATCGAGCTTGGCTCGACCGTTCACCCGCTGCTCGGCGGCGGGACTGGTAGCAACACGTTCGCCGATCCGACAGACTTCGACATGC